CCCTTCAAACTAAGTATTAGGAGAATTAAGAGCCTATTTTAGTTATCGTCGATAGTTGCACCATTAAACAATGCCGCTAAAGACGCCTCGTCGTTACAATCCAAGAACGGCGCAGGGATGTTTTCCATACCTGTAAACGTTAAATTGTATCCGCTAAAATCACCCAAAGCCGAACCAGTTGAAAAAGTACCCGCTGTTACGTCGCACCCTCTTTCAAGTCCTGCCAAAAAGAAGTTCAAGTTTCTGTCACGAACAACGATGTGAGGACGTCCGTAAGAAAGTAACTTAACCGTTTTATGAGTAGCAATATCTTGACGCTTCAACTGCGCTACTATTACTTGCTCAAAGAACGTAGTACCGTTGTCACGGCTTGATTGGATTGTTTGCTCGAATGAGTTCGCACCTTTCAACTCAAATTTGTAAAGGGTAGTTACACCTTGAATATCTGTAATCACATCTTCGTAACCTGCTGTTGGAGGTGTAGTATCAAATGTTACGTCAGTAGGGTAATTAATCCCGTAGTTTATAATGTAGATAGCGTCAATACCCGAAACCGAATCTTTACACGCTTCTAACCTTCCGTTGCTAATATCACAAGCCATTTGTTATATTTTAAAAAGTTAAAAATAGGGGGCTTTTACACCCCCGTTAATGATTATAGAGATACGTCGTAAACAACGCAGTCTTCTAAGATTCCGATTTGAGTACCCGCAGTATATCGAGCTACGAAACGAACGTTTTTAGACCCGTCCAAGTTAGCCATGTCCAAAACACGAACTTCGTTATGGTCAGAAAGTAGACCAGTTCCAAAGAACAAGTTTTCTTTAGTAGTTGCCAACATAGTGTTAGAATCCATTCCGTTTGCCATGAAAAGCGGAATACCGTCGAAAGTTAAAGCGTTAGCATTACCATTATACCAAGTTGTTCCTTGGTTGTTGATACCTGCCGCTCCAACACCTGAAGCAAACCCACCAAGCGCACGAACGTAAGCACGTACAACGTTTTGAGGAGCGTAGATTTTCAAACCTTCTTTTCCGTAAAGACGTGAAGGAAGCGCGTCTACTACTTTACCGATTTCGTCGATAACGTTTGTAGGGTCTATGGATACACCACCAACACCTTGAGCCAATGGAATACCTGTTCCAACTTCTGAAAGAGCCAAAGCAAAAAGACCGTCAAACTCACCGTTAGTCGCTCCGTTACCTGTCCAAATGGAAGTTTCGGTGCTTTCTGCCATTGTTCCAAGAACGCGAGCAATAAAGAAGTCAGTAAAGTTTTTAGGCAAAGTATCGAATGCACTATAACCCATTTGGATAGCTTCCCAATCGTCTTCGAACTCATCTTTACAGATAGTCGCGTTAACTTGTAGGTACTTAGGTTCGATTACTCGGTCAGTAAGAGCGATTTCCCCTGTTGGGTCGAAGTCGCAAGTGCTGTCTTTAATCAATCCTGTTGCGCTTAAAGTTTTTACCGTGCTTCGGTATTTAACGTTAGGCATAACGGTTACACCACCATTTTCGATAGTGTTTGCGCTCAAAAGAGCGGCTGCGATGTACTTCCCTGCAAATTCACCAGCATAAGAAGTAGTGTTTACTACGTTTGTAGGCATTTTTTTTAAAAATTAAGATTAATACAATTTATTTAAAACTCGGTCTAGCGAACTTTGCGCCTTTTGTTTTTCGTATCGGAATACTTGTACAGGCTTTTCGTTTTCGGGGTTATAAGAAATAGGTTTAACGCTATTCTGTGTGCTTAATTCCGTCTTAATGGCGTTTAATTCAGCTTTCAACGCTTCGTTTTCTTCGCGCATTTTTGCAACCTCGCTAAACAACGTTTCTTTGATAATAGATTCGATTGTCTTTTTAGGTTGTCTTTCTTCGCTTGTCATTTCTTCTTCGGTTTCGGTAGCGACTTCCTCGGTTACTTCTTCCTCGGTTTCTTCCATCTTTTCTTTGATTTCGGAAATGATACCTTCCTCAGTAACTACAAGAATGTACTCGCCGCCTTCCATTTCGTATTCACCAACAGGTAAAGGAACGTTTCCTTCCTCGGTTACTACAAATACTTCCGCTCCCGCTTCAAAAGAAGGTGCTTCGATTACGGTTGTTCCGTCTATTAAACGGGCTTGTTCAAGTTTCACTTCCATTCCTAAAAGCGTCTTGATTTCTTTTATTGCTTGTTTTGCGTTCATTGTTTAAAATTTAACTAATAATTTATTTCTTAAATCTTGAAATTGAGCAAGTTCTCTTGTGGCTGATGTTAAAGCAAGATTAACGTCATTGGGTAATGACAATCCTAAATCTTTAGCTTGTTTTTGTAATGTAGCACCTTCATTTAAGACAGCTTCAAAAGAACTTATAGTTGCGCTAACAATATTTTGAGCATTAATTTTAGCATCGTTAGCTTTTTTAACAGCAGCTAATGCTTTATCCTTGTTTTTCAAGGCTATATCATCCAGCTTGTTTATCGACTGCAAAGTCGCTAAATCTACTTTTACCTCTGATAACTCGGTCTTTTCCAACTTCGCTATCTTTTCAAATACGTGTTTATTCATAACTTATTAACTATTTGGGTTTATATTGTTGCATTTTTAGATAGCCAATAATGAATTATATATCTTTTCAATTGTAGCTATATTTGAACTTACCTTATTTTTAGCATCTTGAACTTTTTTTAATTCAGAATCTAAACCAATTTGTTTTATCAATGGTTCTACTTTATTTAATTCTTTAATCAATTCTTTGTTTTTATCAATTGATTCTTTAGTTAGTTTAGCCGCTTGCGATTTTAATTCTAATGCTTTTATTACGCCTTGATTAGCTTGTTTAATAGAACCTTCTAAATCATCGTAAATAGTTGCTAATTCTACTTTTACTTCGGATAGTTCCGTCTTTTCTAATTCAGCTATTTTTTTAAATACGTGCTTGTTCATTTTATTTTGTTTTTAAGAGTAACTATTGTTTTTTGTTCGTGGTTGGTTCACGTTTTGGCTTTGGCTTGTCGTTTGATTTTCTAAACTACCAACGCCTTGTTGCCATAACTCACCGTTACAACATTCGCTTTTATAGGTGTTGTCTTTGCATAGGCATCCGCGTCGACCGCCTAACGGGCTAACTGGAACTCGTTTATCTTCTTTAGGCATGGCTTAGTTTTTCAATGAAGTAAATAACGTCGTAGATTATTCCCGCGTGGCTTGCGTTAAATTTAATTTGTAATCCGTCATTTGCTGCGTTCGTGTTCGCGTAGAAATTAAACGACCTTGAGTATACATGTTCAACCCCGTTGCCCTTTGGGAAAACAATAACGTCGGCTATGTTTTCGTAATCTGCGTCGGTAGGGCAATAAAAATTTAAGTCAGCGTGTGCATTATTGTTATTCATGGATGCTTTAAAAGAAATAGTGAGCGCATACGTTGAACCCGCTTCTAAATCAAAAGACGGACTTGTGTACATTCCTAAGCTGTAAGGGTCGTTTGTAGTACCTCCGTTATTAGGTAACGTAAATTCCGTGTTTGCGGTCATTAAATACGGGTTACTTACGTTGTATTCGGTATCGTCGTAACGCGCCCATCCTATTTGTAAAGCGTTGTTATCAATTGGGGCGAATTGTATCCATTCTTCCCCGTTACCGACATAAAAACTACCAGTTGTTTCTATTAACGCGCCGACTTCGGGTAACGAATCCATTTTTTTATCACGGTCTACGCTTTCCATTTGTACGGAATACTGACTATTTGAGCGTGTTCGTGGACGTGGTGCGGTTCTATTCATTGCTTAAAGGTTTTGAAGTATATTTTTGATTTGGTCTAATAATGATTCGTGTTTTGATAGTTCCTCTTTGCTGTCAAAGTATCCTTCGATTGAGAAACCTTTAACCTCACCCGCTTTTACTTTTTCCCAAACTTCTTGGTTATCTACTTTCATGGATAACATCCAAGTACCCATTGGTAAATTGAATCCGTACTTAACGCTCTTATCATGCTTCTCATCTTCTACTATCCAACTTTCAACTACTGACATTCCGTTTATTTCTTTCATGTGTTCATAGGTCGCGTTATTTTGCTTACCTCGTTTCAAAAAGAGTTCGGATGCTTTGCGAATTGTATTCTCTGAAAAGAAAATGTAGTATTCCTCTTTCGTCTTTTCGTTTAACCTTAAAATATGTTTATTCGGAATTAAAGCCGCGCCCATCAAAATCCGCTTTTCCTCGTCTACTTCTTTTAATTCGACAAAGTGCTTATTCAATGCTACCCAATCTTCTTCTATTGCGGGGTGTTCTACAACACTAACGGCATACACGCCTTGCTTAATGTTGTTTTCGTCTAAAACTAATTCGATAACGTCCATAATTTGATAACTTAAAATGTTTACAATGTTGCATTATTTACACGCGCCCTGTCCAACCCTTGCGCTGTGGTTACGTCACCGCTCACTACATAGGCTTGTATCGGTTGTCCTGTTAACTGAGCAAGTGCGCTAACGTTGGCATTTCCTACTACGTTAAATTCAGGCGTTGTAACCGTGCCTAATTCGGGATTAACGGAAGACGTAGTACTACCTTCTTGATACTTTTGTCGTGCGATGCTTGCGATATTTGCAGCACCCGCGGCGGCGGCGGCGGCGGCGGCTAAAACTGCTCTCGCAATCGAGGAAGGGTCACCAACTACCAACTGAGAACCATAAGCGGCAACCGTGTTTTTATAAGTTTCCACCGTAGCCTGTGCAATCTGCAACGCTTGATTTCTTTTAAACGCTCGCTTGCGTTCCTTTTCGGTTTTACCCTCAAACATCGAACTAAGACTTGATAGGATATTAAAGCCTTGTTGCACGTTGTCGGCGTATTGCTGTTGCATGGCTACTTTTGACGCAAAATCTTGTTTTCTTTTCTCTAAATCTTCGGCGGCTTGTGCGTCCTTTTCCGCTTGTTCTTTATCCCTAATTACTTTAAGGTCGGCGTAATATTGTTGCTCTAAAAGTTTTTTCAGTTCGGCATTGTCTCCTGCCGCTTTGATTTCTTCGTCAAATTTTTGTTGACGTAATAAAGCCTCATATTCGTATTTACCTAAAAGTAATTCTTGCTCCTTTTGCCATTGGGCGTCTTTCAACGCGTTTATTTTGTCTTGTTGTTCTTGTGCTTGTTTCGCTTCGGCATCGTCGTATTTTTTATTTATGTCTAATTCAGATAAACGAAGGCTTTCCGCTTTTTCCTTGATTAAATCGTCGTACTGAGTTTGCTCTATTTCTTTTTTGTTTAACTTTTCTTGAAGGTCTTTAAGTTCGTACTTTGAGTTTAGTTGAAGTTGCGCGAGTTCCTTTTCGCGACCTTCTTTCATTTGGTTAATACGTTCCTGTTCAATCTCACGGGTTAAGTCTGCGGTTTCTTGTGCCGTCTTTGCGGTTGTCGTTGCTGTCTTTTTTTGACCTTCTCGAATTTCTAATTGTAATCCGTCGTAATCACTTTGTAGCTGTCCTAAATACATTTTGGATTCGTGGATAGCTGCCTTATTTTTTTCCCGTGTTTCTTTAGGGTCAAAGAACGCCTTCGCTATTTTCTTCGAAGCCATTTCGTTAAACTCGTTAATCGTGCTATTAATGTCCTTACTGATAACCTTACCTTTACCCATTAATTCGGAAGCCTTGTTAACGGTCCATATCAAAGCGTCAATCGGTGCGCTGACTAATCGAATCGTAAACGTGGTAGTTTCAAGTAAAAACCTTGCGATTTGTTGAGCGTATTTTGCAGACCTTTCAACGGCTTCTTGTTCTTCTTCCGCTCGCTTTTGTAGTAAACTTAAACTGACCTTTGCGCCTTGTATGTCAGCTTTGATTTTATCCATCTTAATTTTACGAATTTCAGCCTCGGTTTTACCTTGTAGTTTTAAACTATTTTCTTGTAAGGCTAAAAGTTCTGTCGACTTTTTGTCAGCTTCAACCCTCTTTTGGGATTGCTTATAAAGTTTTTCTTGTTCCTTATTTACGCCGTAAATCGCTTGTTTAATGTCATCCCAATAATACGCTATCGTTCCAATGGCGGCAATAACTAAACCGACGCCAGTAACGGCAAAAGCCTTTGAAGCCTTTGACATTGAATTGAACCCCTCGATAACGTTGCTTTTAATTGCAGCTATTGCGGGTATCGCTTGTTGCATTGTAGTTACTGCCGTTGTCATTTGCATAACTGCCTGAAACTTCATCATTACTTTTTGTGCCGCTTCGCTTTCGATACCAAATAAAGACATAGCACCACTAACACCATCGAATGCACCTTGAACGCCACCCATAGCAGTCTGCATTCTCATTGCGCTAGTCATTGCCATCGCTTCCAAAGCCATGTCTACCTGTGTTATTTGTAGCTGTGCGGCAGCGGCTTCTTTCGCGGTGTCTCTAAATTCTTTAGAAGACATATCTCCCGCGCTTGCCATGCGGTACATTTTGTCGGTTAAGATTCCGACTTTTTGCCCCAAGTCCATGTTGGTAGTTGCAAACTGCTCTATTTCTAAATCAGTTTCGGCAATCGTTTGTTTTAACTTACCGACTTGCTGAACCAGTTGTTTAAATTCCTCGGTATCCTTTTTTCCCGCTAATGCCATTTCATAAAGGCGGTCCTCTAAAACTGAAACTTGCGCTGATACGTCGTTTGAACTTACCGAAAGGTTTTCAATATCTTTGGCTACTAAGTTCGTCGCTTGGTTGGCACGTCCAAGCATTTCGGCTAACTTGTTGTATTCGTCCGTTCCACGTTTACCCGCTTGCGCTAAAGCGAGCATTTGGTCTTCTAGTTTCGACATCGCTTTACCCGCGTCGCCGTCCATCGTTTGAACTAGTTCTTGGAACTCTTGGTCTAACTTGTTAACTTCCTTTTCAACCGCTTGTAGTCCTTTGGTTGCTTCCTTACTATCGACGTTTAAACTTACGCTATATTCTTCAGCCATTTCTTTGTGCTTTTTTAAATTTTGCTTCCCTTCGTGTTTGCTCGAAAACCTCCTTGACCGTTTTAGGAATTTTGTATTTGCCTTTGGCTATTTCTATTAGTTCGCTTTCCCCATACCAAGGGTCTATCCTAAGCATTTGTAGTATCTGTTCTATCACCATTCAAAAGTTAAAGGTTCTACTTCCGTGTTTCCGTTGTCGTAAGTGTAAATAATACTCACGGTTTCTATGTTTATTGCGTATGGTTCAGCTACAATTACGTCTAATCCGTCTTCGCTTACCAAAATATTTATTCCATCTTCCGAAACTATTTCTTCTACGGGCGTAGGGTTAACAGGAATAGTAAATTCTACCGTGGTTTCTTGTGTCATTGTGTACACGTCGGCTGTTATACTTGTTCCTGTTACGTCAATGTCCGCTTGAATTACTCCATTTGGAAATAGAATAGGTTCTTTGTGTTTAGTTATACCCGGTTTTACAGGTATGAACTTACGTCTTCTTACAGGTCTAAAGTCATGAAGCAATGTAAAGTTAACCTCGCCGTTTGTAAGGTTGCTTTTCATTTCGTTAATAATGTAACGCTTGTCGCGAATTACTAACCTGTCATTTAATTTTAGGTTGGTAAGTATGCGAAGAGGAAGCACCGTTTTTACGTCCGTTAATCTGTTCTGTAAGTTGAACATATTTTGTAAGTACGGGCGGTAGTAAACGTCGTACAATGAGTTAGGAATCGTGTTTAAGTAGAATGAACTAACTTCCTGCCCGAAATTCAACGACCATTGAACGCTATTGTACGTCGTGTCCTGTCCGAAGACGGCGTAATCGGTTATAATGTTCGCGGTAATCCCGTCACTAAAATATAGAAAGCAATCCTGTATTTTATCGAAGTACAAAATTACGGGTTTAGGTACGTAAGGTTGAAATGTCGGTTCTTCTTGTAGGTAGTATCCAACTTGTACGTTCGTGTTTGTGAAGTTATTAAACAAAGGCTGTTCAAAAGGTACTTGCACTACGTATTCTTGTCCGTCGTAAGGGTAAGAATTGGAAAGGTCACCGTATTCCCTCGAATTAAATTGAAAGAATTTACGATTCATAAACGACGCGCATTGCTCATGCTTGAACTCAATCTTTTTGTAAAGCGGTACACGGCTTATATTGATTTCCTCTAAATCGGTGTATTTGGTTATGTCGATAATATTACCTTTCGAATACCAATCTTCTAAGGGTTCTATTTGAAACGTGTTTTCGTCGATTGGGTAGCACGTCAAATTAAACTCTTTGAGTAAGCCCGCGAAGTAATCCGCTACCTTCATGTCGGGCATATTTGCCGCCACGTTTAGATTATTAGTAAATACTTGCGTTCCTGTGTTCGTGTAAAGATAGTCGTTCGCGCTTTGTTGTACGTTGAATTGGTCGGTGTATAAATAAGACCAATTATAAACCATTTGAAACGTTAAATTAACAGGAGCTTGCGAGTATATTTGATAAGTGATTGACGAATCTAAACCAGGGTCATTTACCAAACTCACAATTAAGTTATTCGATAATCCAAGGTTGTTAATCGTGTTTGTTAGTATTCCGTTTTGGAAAACTTGAATTGTGTAAGGCGTGTTATTCGATGCGGCGGTAACATTTAGGTAAATCAAATGCGTTCCGCTATCTACCCAAGGTCTGTACTGAACTCGCAACGTGTCCGTACCTAAGTCCATCGCGTCAAACATATATTGATAGTCCAACGAACTAATAACATTTAATGTTGAAAAGTCGGGGCTTTGAACCTCTGAAACTTGGGTAAATGTTTCTTTGTTTTTTAGGTGTAAAAACGAATTTAGAAAACGAGGGTCATTTAAAAATAAACCCGTAAAAGCCACTCCATAATAGTTACCTATCGTTCGAAGTATTTCTTTATTCTTTAACGCGGGAAATAATTCCGTGTATTCAATCGCTCCCAATGCGCTGTCAATATTATCGTTCGGGGTTGAAGGTTCGTTATACTGCCAAACACGCCTTGAACTTATAAGAGGGTAACGAATGTCGTAATCGGTTGTGCCTATTACACGGGCTTCCACTTCTGAGTAATCGTAAAAGTGTGCATAAGAAGAAAAGTCCAACTGCCCTAATTTGTCTTCGCTAAACCTGTCTTTAAGCGTTCGGATTTCCCCGTAGAAAGTTACCTTGTATGCGTAAGGCTGTCCGTTTTTTAGTTGGACGCTTTCAAGCTGAATCTTGCCCCTACGGAAGAATGTTAAATCTATTTCTATAAACGCATCCCTTCGTAAGTTCGGGTTAATCGTTCCGTTTATAGCATTCTCATAAAAGTGTTCAAATATTGGGTTATTATGAACAGAACACGGTACACTAAATGACTGCGAAAAGTCCGTAAACACTTTCGATATGTCCTGAATATTTTGTATGCTACTACTAACTTGTATTTGCTCATCTTCGAATAATTCTAAGCGGTTGCCCTCTATATAAACTTGTACTTTTCTTTTCATTACACGATGTTGTTAATCGTTTCGTAAGCCATTTCAAACTCAATAGTATAATTCACCGTCTTTTGGTTGATTACCTTTACCCTATCAAAGCCTTTTGTTTTCATCGTTACAGGATACCCGTTTAAAAGTATCCGTTCGCTTAAAGCCATTTGGGTAAGATTTTCCTTGAAGTCTTCCGTTACGCTTCCTGTGTTCGCTTTGATTGTTTGCCGTCCGTTTACATTGAACTCTTTGAAGTTACCTTCCGCGGTTGAGTAGTTCATTAAACTACTTTGCATTAATTGGTAAGAGTTCGTCTTTACGTCAAGTTGGTCGTAGGATGCTTTAAACATAAACTCTCTTTGCCATGCGCCGTATTTGTTTATAAAATCAATGGTAATTACATCGTATCTACATTCGACTTGCGGACGAAAATAGTACGTAGCCAAAACCGTTGAAGTTGAACTTAGGATTTCTAACTTGTTGCCGTCGTCGTACCAAGTCGGATAAACTCGATAGCAATATTGAAACGTACCCGAACCAAAGCCAGTGTTAACTACCGCTCCGCTTACTAAGTTAGTGTAACGAAGCGAACCACTTGGGGGAACTTCTAAAGTTAAAAATCCCGCTCGTTTGTAAACATCCGTTGCAAGTACCGCGCTCGGGTCGTATAAATAATAATACGTCTTTTGGTCAAGGAAATACTTCCCGTTATTCGGGTTCGTTCCATCTTCGTAATATCCGAATCCATCCCAACCGTAGTGGTTCAATACATCAAGTGTAACGTAACCGCTCGGTGTTAGTTTATACCTAATCACTTTCACATTAACGTAGCTGTCGAAGTCGGCAGGGCTTACCGTATTATAAACGTTTGGGTTCACCGTGTTATCGATGTACTCTCGGATGTAAGGCGAAATGTTGTAGTAATTAGCCGTGTTCGTTGGCGACGGAATTAATTTACTAAGAGTGTAAGTAGGTGATGCGGGCGCACTACCTGAACCGTTCCAAAGGAATAATTCTATTTTACTTCCTGTTTGTCCTGCCTCGTCTATTTCTATTATGTAGGGGCTTCGTGCTTGTATGTTCATTTGTTCCGTCTTTTCTTATTTGATTCTCGAATAATTTCATCTAAGTAAATCGCTAAATCACCTCCTAACGCTCGCTGAAAATCTTTACCCGCTCGTTTATATCCATCCGCAAATGGCTTTGTAAAAAACAAACTGCGTTTAATTCCCTTGTTAAATATCCCGCGAGCAATCATGTACTGAACTTGCTTCCTTGTCATGAATCGCCCTTGCTTATCGCGTGGTGAAATTCCTCGTTTAACAATCCATTTATCCAACGCGCTGGGCGGTGGCATTTTATCTTTAAATGAAAATTCGCT